ATTCAACTCCTGCGGTTTCGCTTTGCCTGCATAAAAGTATGGCTGGTGTATTCCGTGTGTCTCGGCGAAATGTTTCGCCATTGGCCTTGCCCAAGGACCGACGGCTGCATGTGCTTTTGGTTTCGGGGTGTAAATGTTCCGTTTCTTATATGTCTTCCGCCGCACAGATGGGCCCATCCACCCCAATCCTGGCACATGGGAAGTGTGCCATTCCGACTTGTCAAAAATCCCAATGGTCAAATCCTCCTCTGCCAGCCCCTCCTGTGCTAGCTGTGCTAGGGCAATTCTCAAATCAGGTTCGTTGACCTGTGTCGCCAACCACGCCTCGTTATCCATCCTCGCCACAGTGTGCGAAGGGGTTCTGGTCGCCAGCAGCTCCACCATGGCACGATACAGGTCCATGGCTCGCGGAAGGAACGGTGGGCCCCACTGGAAAGTACGCTCCAATAGAGCCTGTAGGACTGACGTTGCCCCCTTCGCCTGATGTGCTACCATCCAGCCTGGGTGAACGAAACCCACACCCAGACCGACTTTCCGAATCAGCGAATGATCGGGGTGCCGGTAATCATTAGCCCCAACTGATGACACCAGCTTGCATCCGGGCGGTACGAAGACCCGGGTGTCAGGCGGGGAGTCGTAATAGCGGCTCATGATCTCAAAGATCGGCACCTGCCCCGTAAAACGGACGCCATCCCTTGCTGCTAGGGAGCGTTCGAATACGGGCCCTCTGCCCTGCCGGTTGGGATGCAGGGGCAGGCACTCTGGGCAAAATCCGAACACCCGGTGCTTCCTTTTGGTCTTGTGTACTTTGTGGCGGCAATGCGGCCAGTTAACACACTGGCCGGGCGGCGGCACGCGGCCATGGAATGGTCCGGGCGTGTAGATCTCCTCATCCAGACCTGCCCCCACCAAACGGGTAGCTCGCCGTCTTGCCGCACAATCATTCGCCAGCTGACCCACAAACTGGTCATACGCCTCGGGCTCAAGTTGGTGCCCGGCTCGATTGAACATGATCAGGCCTGTGCACGCCGCCTGGCTGATTGTGGCATCCATCGGGGTTCGTGCCCCCAAGTAATCCCCTATGCTCTGAACGGCATTGTCCACGTTCGGCCCCTGTCCTGGTAATGGGTCCGGTAGCGGTTGATCGAAGCCGTACTCGAGCTGCGGATTCGCCCCTTTTGTCAACATCCAGCGTACCATCAAAAACGGGATGGCATGCCAGCCGATCATTGATGCGAAAGCGATATCGC